GCACCTTCTTCCCCGGCACCAAGCCAATCTCAATCCGCTCCCCAGCAGTCGCAGCCCTCTTACCAATCGGCACCCCAATCCCAGCAGCAAGTGGGGTATTGGGATCGGTTCAAGACCCTGCCCGAGTTCCAAGGGCAAGATGACCGAGCTATCGCCGCCCGCCTCTATCAGGCCATGGAGCGTGAGAAGGTAGCCTCTAAGGCACTTGCTCAGTACCAGCAGGTCCTCCCTTACGCCCAAGAGTTTCTTTCCAACCGCCGTGAGTTTGAGGCTTGGAAGCAGTCCCAAGCTCAGGCCCAGCGGGCTCCCGCAGCACCCCAGCCCGAAAAGGCCAAGTGGTGGAACCCTCCCGAAGTCCGAGAGGGCTACAAGCGGTATCTCACCAAAGACGAGGACGGTCGTGATGTCATTGACCCCAGCGCGCCGCTGGACGCCCGCCATGCCCTTATCGAATACCAGCAGTACAAAGCCGACTTTGCCCGCAAGTTCCTAGAGAACCCGGAGCAGGCCCTCGGCCCCATGGTCCAAGACCTTGCAGCCAAGCAGGCTCAGGAAATCTTCCAGCAGACCATGGAGCAGAAGGACAACGAGAGCTTTGTCTCCGCTGTGGAAGAAGAAAACAAAGATTGGCTCTTCGATAAAGAAACTGGCAATGTCACACCGGAGGGTCTGCTCGTACATAAATATATTGAGCAGGCAAGAGACAAGGGCATCAACGGTCCCCAAGCCCGTTGGGAATATGCCGTCGCTATGACCGAGAGGGACATGCTTGCTCAACAGTTCGATCAGCAGCAGCAGTATCAGGGTCGGGTTCAGCAGTCGGCACAGCAGTTCATGGCGCAGCAGGCTCAGGCCCCAAGGCCACCAGCCCCGCAACCGCCAGCACAGCCCCGGCAGCCGGATGTGGCCCAGCAGAACATGCAGTACCTGAGGCGAGAGGCCTCAAGAAACCCAAGCCGTTCAGCGGGAACAGCAAACAACGACATTCGGGCACCAAAGCCCAAGATGACCTTTGAACAAATGCTAAGGGACGACGCTAGTTCCCGAGGCTTCATTTGAAAGGATAGCTTAGATGGCAAGCTCGACTGACTGGGCCCGTAGCATTGGCACGACCATTACCAATTACCTGCGTGAGGAAGAGCTAAACACCTTCCGCAAGTTTAAGGTATTCGCGGCTCTGGAAGGTTCTGGCAATGTCATCATGAATCAGGGAGGCCTTGGCCTCAACTGGCAGGTTCGTTATCGGAACCAGCCTGTGACGGGAAACAATGGCGAGACTCCCCGAGTATTTGCCCGTCAGAACCTGTGGGTCGATGCCAATCTCCCTTACCGTGGCTATCAGGTAACAGATTCGATCTACAAGCGCGAGATGCTTGAGAACCGTGGCCAGCAGGCCCTGATTAATGTTGCAGGCAAGATGGCTAGTCGGCTTCAGGAGTCGATGGAGCAGCATCTCGCCAAGGAAGTCTGGATCGACGGCAATCTCGCCGGTAACGAGCTTCGATTCCACGGCCTTGAGAGCTTCTGTGCCGTTGATGGCACTGTTAATGTCGTTGACGGCACCAAGCGTGTTGCCAGCCCCGATGACCCGTTTGGCTGGCCTGCGGATGTCTACGCTGGCATCAACACTGGCCTTGGTGCTGTGGCTGGTTCGCAGCTTCAGGGATCGTGGCCGAACGGCGTGGCCGATCCTGAGTACGACTTCTATAGTCCTATCGTAGTAAACTATACAAGTCGCTACTTCAAGGGTAAGGACGAGTCGGGCACTGATAGCTACACATGGAAGGATCAGTGCGTTCAGGCTGTCCGCGAGGGCATTCAGCAGGCCAAACGCAATGACACCAAGGCTAGCCAGATCGACATGGTTATCTTGGATCGGAAGCTGTACATCGACTACATGAACAAGTTGGACAGCAAGGAACGCATCCTTGCCAACAACAACGAGGGTCTTCGTAGCTACGGCTTTAAGGACGTATTCCAGCAGGACGGTGTGGATATTTCGACTGAATACGCAGTGCCAACCGGCTGCGGATACGGCTTGTCCATTGCCAACATGGAACTCCGCTGCATGGAGGGTTCCCTGATGACCGCCGAAGGCCCCTTCTACAACGAAGATACCCAGGCTTATCGGTATGTCGTGTCCGTATTAGCCAACCTTAAGTTTGTTAGCCCACGCAACTTCTTCAAGTTGCAGGCCATCGCCTGATCCCAAGACCCATAAGGAAAGCACAGACCCATGAGTATTCACAATTCTGATCCTTGGTTCGGTCGTGGCCAGACCGCACTCGCTGGTCCGGGGCGGTACGCTGGCTACGAAAGTTCCTCTGCTGCGGCTGACCCCCGCAACGGTACGTCTTACCTCGGCTCGGTGAAGGTGTTCTCGGACGTTGATCCCCGTACTACCAACACGGGCATCGTTCTGAGCAACCGGCTTGTCACCTGTGTCGCGGTTCGCAACACTTCGGGGGCGGCTCTGCTGCCGGGAACGGTCGCTAAATTTAAGAAGTCGGCCATCCTCACTGAGGTAGACGGTGCGGCGACTGCTATTGCAAATGCCCCGATTGGGGTTGTGGACGAGTATCTTCCGGCCTCGGGTGTTGCCAATGGTGACATCTTCTGGCTGGTGACCTCGGGTCCGACTGCCATCATGACCTCGGCCACCTTTGCTCCCGGTGCGCTGGTGGGTATCGGTGCTGGTGGTACTGCGGCTGTCGGTGCGGCTGGCACTTCGATTGGTGTAGCTATCTCGGCTGTTGTCTTGGGCAAGGTTCGGACGCTCACCAATGTGGCGGCTGATGGTGGTTCCCTCGCTCCGGTGTCGGCTGGTGGTGAAGAGCCTCCCGTCGAGCCGGACCCCGCCCCTGCTGCTGATCCGGTATCCAAGTCCACCAAGTCGAAGTAGTTCACTTTCAGCATTGGTCTGGCGGGATGGTGGCAAGAAGCTGCTGTCCCGCCAGACCTATATCCTTAAGGGAATCCATGTACAAGAACATCCTGATTGCTTCTGCGGTAGTTTTTGCGGGTCTTGTTGGCGTTGCCCTTGCTGGCTCTGCCCCTGACGTAGCTGACGTTGCTTCAAGCTCCTGCCACGGCAGTGCTGAGGCTCAGGCTGAGTCGAGTGGTTGCCATGGATCGTCTGCCAGCAAGTCTGCCAGCCGGTCTGTGTCGCGTCGTTCGACCCGGCGGCTGGAAGCCCGTGCTGCCCGCTCTGAGGCCCGTGCGGCTGCACTGGATTGCCGTGCGGAAGCCATTGAGGCCCGTGCGGAAGCCAAGGCTGAGGTAAGGTCGGCCAAGGCTGCAAAGTCATCCTGTCACGGTGGGTGACACTGGAGGTCCGAGTCATTGCGACAAGAGCCGTGGGTCACCCCTGCGGCTCTTGTTTTTTGGAGGCGCACTTAAATGCTTGAGTTGATTATCAAGAACATGGACAAGGTTTTGATTGTTACTGGTGCGGTCGTTGTTTTGTTTTGGCCCAAGATTAAGGCAGCAATCGCCGCCGCAGGAACGGCACCAGCACCCAGCCCTTCCTGTTCATCGTGCCCTTGCTGTGCCCCTCCCAAGCCAGAGGAGCCCGTTTCCAACTGGGTCAACCGACAGCTTGAGGTCAGGGAATACTGCGAGCGGCGAGGTCTTGTCGATGCCGTCAAGGCTTGTGATGTGGTCATTACCGAGATGATTTCTGGCGAGCCTTCTCATGGCCACGCCGACAAGGTGGCATCCAAGAAGGGATGTTGAAATGGGCAGTGGCGATCTTTTCCGAGTGGCAATAGTTGTCGGTGGCCTGCTTCTGTACTTCCAGAGCCAGAAACCCCCAGACAACCCCAAGCCGGACGAGCCAAAGCCAGTCCCGGTTGAGCCGGTGCCGCCATACACAGGCCCGTATCAGTCGCTGCACCAGTCCTCTCGTCCAATGACCGTAGAGGACAGGGATGCTTTGTCTGGTGGGTTTAAGGCCGGGTACGACATGGCAATGGCTGACAGCAAGGGTCTGATTAAGCCAACGAACGTAGCTCAGGACTTCGTGGTTGGCCTGCTCCAGTTTGACTACAACGGCATCTACAAGCCCTCTGCAAAGTATCCATCGGTGGTGACGGAGGTTTCCAAGATCATGGAGGAGGTCTTGGGGACTGATGTCAAAGACATGAGCCCGACCGAGCGAGATAAGTTCATTCAGTCTCTCCTTGAAATGAGTAAGGCGGTGAAGTGATGGCCAGACTCAAGACCCTCCAAGAGCGGATTGCTAACAACGAGCTTCCTCCCCCGGCTGTGTTCAAGTCGGCAGAGGAGTGTGCGTCTGCCTACTCCAGCGGCTTTGAGGGTGCCATCTATGACCCCGATGGTGCCGAAGCGGTGGAGTCCCAGCAGTTCGGCAAGGGCGAGGACATGCTCAGGGACTTTGGCCTAGAGGACGGTGGCAAGGGCAAGCTCTCGCTTATCTACCCTGTCGTGTGGGATGTGGCCGGTCGAGATGACTTCTTCCACGGCTCCAAGTCACAGCCCTGTGGAGACTGTGTTTCCCGCTCGCAGACTCATGCCGCCATGGGCTCTCTTGCTGTGGCTGCCAAGAACGGCCAAGGAACGTGGCCTGATGTACCTGATGAGGTCTACAAGTACGGCATGGTGTTCCATCCGAGCCCGGTCTATTGGAATAGAGATCACGGTGGGGACGGGTGGAGCTGCTCAGAGGCAGTGGCACGATCCAAGGACAGCATTGGCCTTGTTGTCTGTGCCAAGTACCCGGGCCCACTGGACTTTGACCTGACCGTCTACAACGAAAACGTGGCTCACAAGTGGGGCAGCAAGCGTCCCCCGGATGACATCCGCAAGCAGTTGAACGAGCATTGCACCTTGAGCTACAGCCGGATCAGCAAGTTTGAGCAGATCAGGGATGCCATAGCCAGCGGGTATGCCGTGACCACCTGTGGCAGCCAAGGCTTTGATTCTGTCCGTGATGCCAATGGTGTTGCTCGCAGGAAGGGGTCATGGAGTCACGCGATGGCTTATGTGGCCTGCGATGACACCGAGTGGGCCCACAAGAACTACGGCGAGCCTCTCATTTGCGTCCTCAATTCTTGGGGAGAATCTTGGATCAGCGGGAGTAGGGTTGTTCAAGGTAACTCTGCTATCCCCCAAATCCCCAAGGGTTCATTCTGGGCCAAGTGGTCTGATGTGTCTGGCCGTGATTGCTATGCGGTCAGTGCTGTCAACGGGTTCCCTGCGATGAAGCTCCCAAGCTGGGGAGAGGCTCTTGGGGGGTTGATCTAGGATGCGGCACCTCCTGCTTGCCCTGCTGTTGCTGGCTCTTCCCCGGGCTGCCTTCGGGCTTCCGGTTGGGGAGCTTCGTCGGCTTGCGGCTTACGAGGCATACCTTGTTGCCACGGCTGTGCCACCCACGCCGTGCAAGCCGGATGGGCCATCCCGCCCGGGGGTCTGTCCTGAGTGCGATGGTTCTGGCAAGGTCGGAGATGGAACTGTTTTCATGGAATGTGGTCGCTGTGGTGGGACTGGCAAGGTCAGTTCTAGTGCCCCCAGCTTCGGTGCCACCCCTCAGGTGATTGCCCCGCCGGTCATAGTGCCGTCTATGCCAACGCCGGTCCCCGGGCCTCAGGCCATTCGTAGCCCAATGCCGGTTCCTCAGGTTATTCGCAGTCCCGGCCCTCAGTGGAATGTCGAGGGGAAAAACAACTACTCAACATTTGAGTTGGCTGACCACCTTCGCCGGGTGCATGGAGTGAGCGTGGACGGCCAGACGCGGGAGCAGCTAGAAGCGATGCACGACAACCTGCACAACTCCGAGGTCAGGTCTGCTCCGGTCATCCGGCCACCTGCGCCGACAATTCGTTCATGCCCCAACGGGCAGTGCCCAACCTCTGGGCAGTCCTACCAAAGTTCACCAAGACGGGGGATTTTCCGCAGATGACAGAAGTCGCCCCGCCCCCCGCCTCTTCCGACACGCTGGCCCGCTACATCGAAAAGTTTGGCCTACCCACGGCTATACTCTGCGTAGTCTGCTACATGGGCTACTCCGAGGTAATCAAGCCCATCACGCTGAAGTATGTCGAGCTTGTGGAGGAAGTTAAGAACTCCAACAAGACCCTCTCGGAAGTTACAAACGAGTTGCGGATCAACATCAAGGCTATTGCAGAGGCCAATGGCGGTAAGCTGGACCGCATGGAAGACCGGCTCAAAGAGATTGATAGCTGCGTCAAAAGGCTTGAGAGGCTGCTGCCGCAGGGCGAGCGGGCCAGTATCAGGCCCATTGATCCCGGGGGTGGCTGATGGTCGGCAGAATCTACCGCACAAAGCATCTTGTACTTGTCGTTGCCTTCGCCCTCGGAATCGCAATGGCAGTCATCGTTGAATCATGGATTTAGGAGGGCACGAATGAGCAGGCTTTTGAGGGCCCTTCGCGGAGCCTCTTCCGGCGGTCAGATGGCCCGGGAGGACCTTGAGGACTTTATTTTCAGGACTACCGGACAGAGATCGAACCTGTCCGACAGCCTAGGGGCAGACCCGCTTGGTGACCCTGCATCCGACTACCTCCAAGGCCCCAGCATGGCCAGCATTCTTATTAAGAACGCAAAGGCAATGACCCTCAGGAATCAGATTGAGGAAGCCCAGCTTGCCGGTGCTGACCCTGAGGTTGCAGCCAAAAGGCGAGCCCAGAACGACATTGAAATGGCCATGGGGCCAATGATCGCATCCATTAAGCAGCTAGACCGATGAGCGAAGCACCAAAGCCGCCGGATCAGACAAGGCAGTGCGACAACTGCAAGCAGGTGAAGCCGCTTACCACGAAGCACTTCCCTCGGGTTGTCGGGACTCAGCACAACTATCAGTGGGTGTGCCGCCCCTGCAAGGTCAAGCTCAAGCAGCAGGCACAGATGGAGCGGATGGAAAGGAACGCCATCGGCACCTACCTCTCTCGGACTGTCTCTGGCGGGACTAACATCCCCCACACGGCAGAGCTTCTGGAAGGAATCATGCACTACTTTGGTGGTGCCAATGGATTTGCCAGCTTGGTGATGAAGCAATACTTTGAGTCCCCACCCGGCAGCCGGATGCGTAATTCCCTGCTGGAGATGGTTGTCCGGCTGGCTTCCAAGAACACCGAGCAGGGTGGGGCAAAGAAGCCCATCGACCTCTACTCAGAAGAAGAGCTAGAGGCAGAGATCGACCAGCGGCTCAGGCAGGCTGTCCTGACCTACGGAAATGTGAGGCACATAGATGTCCAAGAAGAAAACAAGCCAGATTCCACCAACGCCGCTGCCAACGGTCCAGAGCATTTCGAGCTTCCAGCGGGACGAGTTGAAGAGCTTGCAGAGCGAGCTATCGGAGAGGCGAATAGAAGCCTTGAGGCTATACAAGCCAACCGCGAGGCAGAGGGAGTTTCATGAGTGCAAGTCCAGCGAAACACTTGTGCTTGGTGGAAATAGATCGGGCAAGTCACTCTGCTCATTCATAGAGGACGCATGGGCCGCAACTGGAACCCATCCCGTAGAAGGAAAGTACAGAAAAGAGGGCGGGAACCTCGTCATCGTAGGCCAGAACTGGAAGCACATCGGTCTAGTGGTAGTGCCCTATTTGTTCAAGGCCGGGGCCTTCAAGATCATCAGGGACAAGGAGACGAACCAGTTCCGAGCCTTCGATCCGGTGGCCGACGCCGACAGGCTGAAGGAAGCCAAGCCTGCACCGCCGCTGATCCCGCCCCGGATGGTCAAGAGCTTTTCGTGGGTGCTGAAGTCCGCAGGCTACTTGAACTCCTGCGAGCTAGTTAATGGCTGGACTATCTATTGCTTCTCCTCGGAAGGTGATCCACCCCAAGGATTTCAAGCGGACAGAGTGCATATAGATGAAGACCTTAACAACGAGGCATGGGTTCCAGAAATGCAAGCCCGCCTTGCCGACAGAAAAGGGCTCTTCTGCTGGTCTGCAATGCCCCATAGCAAGAATGAGGCACTCCTTGGCCTGAACGAAAGAGCAGACAAGGCAGAGGAGGTCGGAGACACAAAGGACATAAAGAGGTTCGTCCTAAGGTTTCTGGACAATCCTCACATCGACAGCGACGAAAAGCGTAAGGCCATTGAGCGATGGTCGGCCATTGGGGATGACGTTCTCAGGCAGAGGTCTGAGGGCGAGTTCGTCATTGACTCCATTCTGGTCTACCCCAACTTTAACCCGTCCATCCATGGGTTTGATCTATCCACGATTGAGGGTGGGGAGATACCGGATGACTGGTGTCGATATGCCGTCGTGGACCCGGGGCATGCCGTAACCGCAGTCCTGTTCGCAGCCGTCCCCCCCGGGGCAGACCGGATCGTGTGCTACGACGAGCTTTACATAAGGAACTGCAACGCCACCATATTTGCCTCTGAGTTTCATAAGAAGGTGCAGGGCAAGAAGTTTTACGCCTTCCTAATTGACGCCCATGGTGCCCGCCTGACCGATATTGGCTCAGGCAAATCCCCTCAAGAACAGTATTCGGAGCAGCTTTCTGCCCTCGGGGTGAGGTCAAAAGTCACCGGGGCTAGCTTCATTCCCGGCTCAGATGACATTCAGGGTGGACTTCAGGCAGTCCGAATGTCCATGCACATCAGGCCAGAGGGCACCCCAAGGTTCCGGTATGTCAGAAGCCGCATGCCCAATTTTGAGCGGGAACTGAAGCGGTACAAGAAAAAGACTATCAACGTGGCTGGGACTTCGGTTGTGACCGATGAGCCCAACAAGCGCGGCGAGTTTCACCTAGTGGACTGCCTGAGATACCTGATGGCCTACGATCCCCAATACCACAGGCCTGAGGTTGTGGCAGAAGTTCCTTGGTACGTCTCTTGGAAAGCCAGAAGGGATAAGGAGCAGGGCAAGTCCAATACTATTTACTTAGCCCCAAACTCCTACACTGAAGTCTACATCGCATAGTCGCACAAAAGCCCCTTTTGTACGGGGGTTCCCTCTGGAAGATGGTGTCTGTGGTTGACAGACCCGTTTCTCTGGAGGCTTTATGGCAGACTTCAAGATGCCCGAAGTGGGCATTGGTGATCTCGTCCTTTTCTATGACAACCCGTTCTCCCCTGACGCCCACTCTATGGGCTGGGTTTCTACGAAGCCGGGTGTGCAGACGGTCAAAGTCCTGATTTTTGCGGAAGAAGCTGGCTTTATTGAGAAGCCCTCTGTCCGACACAAGGACGATCCGTTCTGGCGAGAGAGTGAGACTGCACAGGCGTGGGGACGCTGGGGCTGCTGGGATTTCCACCCAAGCACCCGTGCCCTGAAGGAGCTTCAGACCCTCCTTACCAAGTCAAAGATTGAGGCTGCCAAGAAGGGTGGATGAGCGTCCGAGGTTTAATCCGTACATAAATGAATTGGAGACTTTTATGAATCGGTTCCTGATCGCAGCTACGGTTTCCACGATGTGTTTCAACTGGACGGTGGAAGCCCACGCTTGGCCCCGCCGCCAATCCTCCCGCTCCAGCTACAGCTACTCCCAGCCTGTGTCAGGAGACAACTCCACGGCACAGGGGGTGGCTGAAGCCTGTGCCCGCAGTGGGGTTCTTTCTCATATGGGCGGCAACCGTGGGTACGAAGGGCTTGGTATGGGCAGCACCCGGGAAGGGGCCTACCGGAACTGCTGCTACGCCAATAGTGGGATGCCTGACTCTGATGTCGGTTATGCCAAAATGAGCAATGGGATGTGGGTGTGTTGCCGCAGATACGGGGGCCGGTAGATGAACGAAAACCTCCAGCCAGAGCTTCCTTCGGAGGGGTCAGATTCTGGCCCTTTTGAGGCCCCGCCGCCTGATGTCATTCCGCAGAAGCGGATGGAGGACGCCCTTCGTGCCATCTCGACCTCTTGGCTGTCCAAGCTCAAGCAGGCAGAGAAGCACAAAAAGCCCTTCACGGATGACGCCAAAGAAGGCATGAACTTCTTTGATGGTTCAGGAGACTGGTTCTGGAAGCAGGACGGCAGGTCGGCTGGCAACTACTCCAAGATTGCCCCGCCGTCTTTCAAGATGAGCCTGAACAAGGTGTTTGAAGCGGTCAAGCTCTTTGGCTCAGTCATCTACCACCGCAATCCGGTGCGGACTGTCACCCCAAGGACCTTCCCGCCAATCCCACCAGAGTCTTTGGGCATTGATCCAAGCCAGCCGCCGCAGATGGACCCCATGACCGGGCAGCCCATGCCGGACCCTAGGGTGGATCAGTACGTCCAGATTTCTCAGCAGATCGGAACCATGGAGCGGCAGCGGGAGACCGTTGCTTCTCTTATGGAGACGTACCTGAACTACAGCCCTGTCGAGTTGAACCTCAAGGAACACTCCAAAAAAGCTGTAGATGAAGGCATTATCAAAGGCATGGGGGTGTGGTGGACGGAATTGGTTGAGCTGCCTGCCTCAGAAGACGGCCAAACCTTTGGGATTATCGGCTCTTTCTGTGATTCGGTAGACAACCTCTTGATGGACCCTGATGCGGACGAGCAGGAAGACATCCTGTGGTGTGCCCGCCGCTGCGTTCACCCGGTCGATGAGGTGGCAAAGCAGTACGGCCTGAACAAAGAAGACTTGAAGGGGCACCTTGAGAGCTTTGTGGCCCGCTCCCAAGAAGAAGACCGGGACTACAAAACAAAGAAGCGGAACGGCAAGACCAACGACCTGTGCGTCTACTGGAAGATTTGGTCCAAGACGGGCTTTGGCCACACGCTCAAGGGATTCCCCAAAGAGTTTGCAGGGATGTTCGATGCCCTTGGTCAGAATTGCTATGTCGTGGTGGCCGAGGGTGTTGATTTCCCCTTGAATTGCCCAAAGGAAATCGCACTTGAGGAGCCCGACGAGTCTGGGCTGCCCAACAGCCTTTTCACCAAGAGCCGCTGGCCGATCCCCTACTACGCCGACCTCAACGGCTGGCCATTCACCCCGCTCCAGTTCCACCGCAAACCGGGGTACATCTGGCCCATCTCTCACCTGAAGCCGGGTCTCAGTGAACTGAAGTTCCTGAACTGGGCCATGAGCTTCTTGGCAGGCCGGATCATGGTGTCCTGCAAGACCATGGTGGGTGTTGCGAAGGCTGCTGGAGATGACATCAAAGACCAGATTCTCAAGCACGAAGAGAACGGATTCTCCCTGATTGAGCTATCTGAAACTCTTGGCCGTTCGGTTGGGGACATCGTGAATGTCTTCCAGATGCCGCAGGTCACCCCGGATATATGGCAGATCATACAGGCCGTATCCGAGATGTTTGACAAGCGGGTAGGCCTAACCGAATTGGTCTATGGCATGACCCGCAGCCAGTTCAGGAGTGCGGCAGAGGCACAGGTCAAGTCAGAGCAGATTAGCGTTAGGCCAGATGACATGGCTAATGTCCTTGAAGACGCCATGTCTATGTTGGCAAGGAAGGAAGCCCTAGCTGCCCGCTGGCTTCTTCAGCCTCAAGACGTTGCTCCCATCCTTGGTCCGCTGGGTGCCGAGGTCTGGAACAGCCTGATTCAGCAAATGGACGTTCATGGTCTCGCCCGTGAGTTCGACTACAGGATCGAAGCTGGTTCTGCCCGCAAGCCCAACAAGGCAGGCAGGGTAGAGCAGATGCAGATGGCCATGCAGACGCTTGGCCCGATCCTGCAAGGCCTTGTCCCAATGGGTCAGGTTGATCCGCTCAACGCTCTCATCACCGACTGGGCCAGATCGCTCGACATCGACCCCAAGAACTACTTGGTTCAGCCGCCACCTCCCCCGCCGCCGCCACCCGGCCCTCCGTCTGGACCTCCAGCCAGCGAAGAAGGGAATCAACCCGGGCCACAAAGCGGCGGGGGGGCGGCTCCTGAAGAGATGCCCCAGATGCCACCGGAGATGATGGGATGAAAAACTTCATGCCGCAGGAAATCCTGAACGCCCCTGCCCATGTTCAGCAGCACTACGTCAAGGTGCTTGCTATGGGCTACGGGGAGAGGTGGGCAGCCATGGTGGCTTTGCAGCAGCCCCCGGGCACCAAGGGCACCGACCGAGCCTTCCAAGAGGGACGCCTCGCTGGCAATCAGTGGGACGAACTCCCCGCTCGACAAGCCAAGAAGATGATCCGAGAGGCCAAGGCGGCAGGCATCAACATTTCAGGGAAACAATATGTAAGCGGCTTGGCAAACAAACTTGGCCATTGCGATCCTAGGGCTTGGGTGTCTGACTTGTCAGATGTCCGGCAGGTCGCAAAAGACCGGAATCTTAATGTTTCTGGGCTAGTAAACATGGAGGCTATGGAGCTTCCCCCTATCAGGCACGACCTAAACCCGCGAATCGCCAAGGAGCTAGCAAAGAAGGAAATCGCCAAGAACCCCAAGCTCTCAATGCAGGACGCCTTGATAAAGGTCAAAGAAAAGCACGCGCCCAAATGGAAGAAGCCTGCACGTTGACGGTGATGCTCGTACATAAATGACGTAGGAGCCCTTATTATGGCGTGTGTACCGACAGCACCATCTACGCATTCCAACTGCTCCTCTGAAGAGCGTGGCTACCAGCGTATCAGGGTCCGGCAGGATACCGAGGCCAACTGGCTGAAGAACGATCCGATCCTTGCATCGGGTGAGTTCGGGTACGTCATAGGGTCCACAGACCCAGCCAGAATGCTCAAGATTGGTGACGGGTGGGTTAAGTGGAGCCAGCTTCCATGGCTTGAGTTTGGTGCCGGTGACTCCGACCAGCACATTGTTTCCAACACCAAGCCACCCCCCGGCGAGGACGTTGGTGACCTGTGGATTTGCCCTGACCCGGATGTCGCACCCAAGGCATTTTCTCACGCCAACCCACCCCGCTATCTCCACCCGTTACTGCCAGCCCCGCAAGCTGCCCAAGGCTTTGTGGCTGCCGTGCCTGTAACTGTGGGCGGGAAGAGGCTCTTGCTGCCCCTCATGGAGGTGGTAGGTGTCTCCCCGTCCAAGTACCAGCCGTCACTGCTGCACTACTCAGATCAGCCAGTGACCACCAAAGAAGACGGCTCCAGCATCCAAGGCACCCCGATAGCTGGCGGCATCTACGCGATTGTCGGTGGCAAGAGATACATCCTCCCAGTCCTTGAAAGCTAGCCATGACAGACAAAGAAGAGCCGGTCAAAGACGAGGCAGCAGTTCCCCCCAAGAAGATCGTAAAAGTGGCCGTCAAGGTCCTGAAGAAGATTCTGGAACTGACGGACAGTGAAGCCACCCCGAAGGAAAAGGCAGACTGATGGCATCGCTTCTCTACTACTGGACCGGGACTGCGTGGGAACCCATCGCTGGTGGCGGCGGTGGCGGTACGGACGGTATGCACATTGTCTCGGAGACTACTCCCCCTCCCCCGCCCAACATCGGTGACATCTGGATTCAGCCCAACGCTCCCGACGTTCCCGGCGGCACTGGTGAACCCGGCCCTCAGGGTGAGCCCGGTCTAGCTGCCACCATTGAGGTCGCAGAAACAACCACCATTGACCCCGGCCTGCCAGCGGAAGTGGTCAATGTCGGTAACGAGAGCAAAGCCCTCTTGGCATTCAAGATTCCCCGTGGCTCAGACGGCTTGCCCGGGGAACCCGGCATCCAAGGGGAAGCTGGAGCCCAAGGCATTCAGGGCGAGATTGGCCCCGCAGGCCCACAGGGCGAACCCGGCGTTCAAGGAGTTCAAGGTGAACCCGGTGAGCCGGGACCACAAGGCATCCAAGGTGAGCAGGGAATTCAGGGCGAACCCGGCGTTCAAGGCCAGCAGGGCATTCAGGGTCCAGCAGGTCTTGGCATCAAGTATGTAGGCACGGTTCCTACACAAGCCGACCTTCCAGAGTACGGCACCCAAGGCGACCTCTATGTTGTTGCCGATCCCGTGCCCGCAAGAGGGTATGTCTGGGATGACGAGCAGGTGGCGTGGATTGACTCCGGTCCAGTGCAAGGCCCTCAGGGCGTGGAAGGACCTCAAGGCATCCAAGGCATTCAAGGCGAGCCCGGGGCTGCTGGCCCGCAGGGAGATCAGGGAATCCCGGGTGTTGCTGGGCCGCAGGGTGAAGTCGGTCCCGCTGGCCCTACCGCTATCGCCACTGCCACTGTTCTTGGTGGTGTGAAGATCGGGGCTGGCATAACGGTTGAGGCTGACGGCACCATCAGTGCAAGTGCTGGCAGTGAATACCTGCTGCCAAAAGCCAGTGCGACTGTTCTGGGTGGCATCAAGATTGGCAACGGGCTGGCGATTGATGCCAATGGAGTTTGCACGGCTTCCCTTGCTGGCAACTATGTCAACAAGGCAGGGGATGTCATGAACGGCCCCCTCCGGTATTCCGCATTTACTGGGGCCACGAACTTCAATGGGTCAGACGTTTACACCTACTACGACGGCTCCTATTACCGGCTGTATATGCCGGGTGGGAAGCAAGCGTTTGTTGCTGCTCCAGACACGGCTGTTGTTCAGTTCTTGGGCGGCAACCCACAGACCCCGTTTGTCCCCGCCGTAGACAACGACCTCACCAACAAGAAGTACGTTGACGGGGCTGTCTCAGGAAGCACGACTTTCCTGAAGCTGGCTGGCGGGACCATGACGGGGACCATCGTTGCCCCGACCGCAGTCAACACGATGACTTGGGCCTCGACCTACAACATCTTTGGCTCCAGCGGTGGCTGGGCGGTCAGAAATGTCAACTCCAACTTGCTGCTTGTGACCACTACCAGTGTCGCGGCGGTGGTGCTGCTGGAGGTGAAGGCAACCGGCGCAGCCATTCGGTTTGGCAGTGCAGGCCCCACCATTACCAATGTCTCTGGCGTGGTGTCCGTTTCCGCGAACTTGGAGTCCACCGTTGCAGCCCCTACGGCAGCCAGTCACCTGACCCGCAAGGACTATGTAGATGGGCGAGTGATTGCTCAGGCTGCTGGTGGTGCCGCTCCCGCTGTTACCGGCCTGTCCGCTGGCACTCTGTTTGTTGAGTATTGACCATGACCATGAAAGTCTTGAACGCCAATGTTTGGAAAGCAGCCACCCCCAAAGGTGTGCTGGTCAATGGTGCATGGCAACAGCCCAAGCGGGTGTCTGTTCTAGCCGGTGGAGCATGGAAGGTGGTTTGGGAAGAGCCGGTCGCTGCCGAGCCCCCCTACCTCTATGACATCACCATTGAGTATCTGCCCAACTACGAGGTGAAGTTCACTGCCAAGATCGGTGCCCCAGAAGACCCAGAAGACGCATTTATGTTCAGGTGCGTCCAGATGCCAAGGGACGGGTATACGGGCCGCGTGTTCAACAAAACATGGGTGGCAAACGGCTACTCCAAGCTCGACTGCACCCTTGAAGATATGTCCAACGTGCCGGGGCGAGATCGCCGCACCATCAACTTCTTCATCACTCCCCGGCCTTAGTCCATGGCAAATGCAGCTTATTACTGGGACGGTAAACAGTGGCAGCCGCTTTCCGGCGGCGGCGGGGCTTCAGGTCCACAGGGGCCCGTTGGTCCTGTTGGTCCAGCCGGTGATTCGGTCAGCGTCTTTGTTCAACTCACTGAACCACAGCCAAACCGTGAAGGTGACTTCTGGATTGAGGAGCCTCCAATTGTGAAGACCCCTGAGAAAAACACCAAGGTTATTCGCCTTGAGAAGAAGAAGTATCCAACTCTGGATAGTTTGAAGAAGTACCCAACCCTCAGTGATATTGAAAGGAAGAAGAACCATGGCTGACGTTAGAATTTGGGACGGGGTTCAGTGGGTTTCGTTGCAGGGGCCGGAAGGTCCGATTGGCCCAGCGGGTCCAGCGGGCAGTGACGGCGTGGCTGGCCCCACTGGTGCCGATGGTGCTGCCGGTCCCGCTGGCGAGCAAGGCATTCAAGGTATCCAAGGTGAGGTCGGACCTGCGGGTCCCGAAGGCCCTCAGGGTATTCAGGGTATCCAAGGTGTTGCCGGTTTGGGCATCAATTTCAAGGGCGAGGTCCCGACTGAAGGTGATCTTCCCTCAGGTGCAGCCCAAGGTGACAGCTACATCGTTCAGGCCGATGACTCGTTCTGGGTCTATGACGCTGCGACTAGCACATGGGTGAGCGGTGGTTCGATCCAAGGTCCGCAGGGTATTCAGGGCTTGGCTGGCCCAGCGGGCCCCCAAGGCGAGCAGGGTATCCAAGGTGTTGCCGGTGTTCAGGGTCCCGCTGGCCCGACTGGCAGTGACGGTGTTGCCGGTGCTGACGGTGCCGATGGGCTTAACAGCGAGGTCTATAACCAAACAGCAGAGCCCACTCCGATCCGTGAGGGAGCTATCTGGTTGGTCCCGTAATGGCACAAAGAGGAGGGGCACACTAAGGGGATTATGCCCTTGCCCCTGTTGGAGGCGGCACACCAAACGAGACAGGCAGCATGGCAACGACAAAGATTTGGGACGGAATAACTTGGCGTGACCTCCAAGGACCTCAGGGTCCAGAGGGGCCGACCGCTGTTTCTGCGGATGCAGGCAACGTCGCCAAGCTGGGCACTGATGGCAAGGTGCTTGTTGCTCAAGCTGACCTGAACGCAAAGTACGTCGAGGTAGCTGGCGACACGATGACCGGCCCGCTGGCCGTTACGGCTGGTGCGACGATGACCCCACCGGCTACGGCCATCCAGCCCGGAACCGTCCTGCACGCTGTTCGTGAAGGCGGATCAGCGTTTATTGAAACCTACAACGTCGGAGCATCTGGCACGACCGGACTGACCTTTCGCCGCAAGGCAGGAACCGTTGCCGCCCCAGCCCCAGTAGCCGCAAACACCAGCATGGGCGTTATTCGCTGGCAAACCAAGCCCAGCAACGGCAGTAATGACCGGATAACCGCTCAGATTGCGTTGGCTGCCACCAGCCCCGAAACCCCTGACGGGTACTTTGAGAGCGTTATAGCGTTCACGACAGTTGGATATGCAGCCGGTGCGCCCAACACAGCTATAAGCCTTACTAATGCCGCAGCAGGCCGCACTTGCACCATCAATACTGACACTTTTATTTGCGACGGGAAGAACTTTTCCGTCACCGCCTCTGGTGACACCACCGTTACCGGCACCCTATCCGCCTCTGGTGGCGACTTCATCGTCACCGATACCCAAGTTAAATCAGCCGTCACGGCGGGCGACAGCGTTACGGCCATTGGGCTTTGCGGGGCCGGTGTCGGTACGTCCGCAACCTCTGGCGGTGTATATGGAGTGATCGGACAAGTTACCGGCACGGTTAGCACGGGCATTGGGGTCAGCGGCAACGTCACCGCCACCGCTACGCAGAACTTTGGCCTGCAAGCTATTGTCAGCGGCGGCACCCGCAACTGCGGCCTCTATGTAGATGTCCCGAAAGCGGCTGGCTCGTATGCCGTGCAGTTTCAGGGGGATGCCGACTCCTACTTCAAGAGTAATGTTGGCATAGGCTGGTCTACCCCGACCGTCGCCCTAGAGGTTGGTGGCGCAACCAAGCTCCGCAGCACTCTTGAGGTTGTCGGTAACATCACATCCACCGGGACGGCCCATTCGTTTTCATCTGCGTCTATCCCATCTTCTGCCGTCGTTGGCAGCACCGCATTCACCCCGGCCAACTCAGCCGCCGCAGGGGTGGCTGGATCAATGAGGTGGGATGAGAATTTTCTTTATGTAAGAGTGGCTTCCGGGTGGAAGCGTGTCGCCCTCGCCGCCTTCTAGGAACCACCATGACAACTGAAAACGAAGTAGTGACAGACACTGTAGCCGAGCCCGTCATCGACACCAGCGCAGCCGAACAGGCCAAGCGGGAGGCCGAGATGCAGGCAGAGTTGCAGGCCCAAGACAAGATGGCAACAGACTACATGGAGCGCGTTAATTCCGACATGGAGGCCCTGCGCGAAGAAGAGGCAAAGATTGCTGCTGAACAAGATGCCGCTCTCACTGAAGTTAGAGAGGCGTGTGATGCCGAACGCGAGGCTGTTGGCCTGCCTACGAGCGATGCGCCCACAAAAGAAGACAAGCTGCCAACCTAAGGACCTGCCATGAGCTTCACCCCCAGTTCCTGCAATCAAGTCCCCAACGCCTACCCGTATGGCTGTGGGTGCCCCTCGTACTCCACCCTCAGGATGCCTAGCAGGACATCTGTGGAGTGGGCATTGGACAACCCCGTCCTTGAGATGGGTGCTACTGCCTATGAGTCCGATACCGGCAAGTGGAAGATCGGTGACGGCATCAGCACCTACATGGAGCTTGGTTATCAGGCAGAGCCGGGGGTGGCTGGGCCCGTGGGTCCTCAGGGGCCTTCTGGTCCGGCAGGTGCGGTCGGCCCCGCTGCGGAGCCCTACTCCCTCGTTATCGGATCAGTAACCACCGGGCCGGTCCCGATGGCAACGATCACGGGCACACCACCAAACCAAACTTTGAATCTCGTCCTGCCAAGCACTGGCGGCGGGGGCACTGACACCCTCACCTTCGTGTCATCCCCGGCAGACAAGAATGCCTACGTTGGGGATGAAGTCACCCTCTATGCCAATGCTCAGTCCACCGAAACGCCCATTGTCTATATGTGGGAGGTGACCACAGACGGCACCAACTGGACCGACGTTAGCCCCGGCCAGTCGCTCAAGTTCACTGCTGCCCTTGCGGACAACGGCAAGACCTACCGATGCAAGGCCACCACTGCCACCTTGGGGCCGGTCTACTCGCTCTTGTCTGACCTGACCGTTTTGCCCAGCATCCCGGGCTCGACATGGAGGGCTGCAAGCCTAAAGGCACCCGCTCGCCTTGGGCACGGCGACAGCCTGTTCTCTGGATACGGCGGGTCTACATCTGATGACAACGGCATCACTTGGCGGGGCAGTTCAGTAGAACTGAACAACACCCCGACATACGGCAATGGAACGTGGGCTGGGATTCAGCACCTCTACAATGCCAACTACAGCCCTCCAATCAATAAGGCAATTCCGCACACAAGCCCTGACGGAATCAACTGGTCCCCCCAGACCGCATTGACGTACAGACTTGGGACAGCGGTTGCGTTCGTAGGCACTCCAACGAACGCCGGTGCCGTCCCCGGGGTCCAGCCCATGTCTTTCCTCAACGGGAAGTTCTTTGGTTTTCTTGGCACAATGGGACAGCGATCCCCGCAGAATGTCATCCCAATCTACTCCTCTGACGGCGACAACTGGGCGGCTGGAGTTACATCAGGACTGACTTTTGTAGACGGCTGGAACGGTGCCACAGCCTATGCAGACCTGTGTGAAGTGCGTGGAATTGCTAACAGTGCAACCTTATCGGTGGCTGTTGGGAGGGGGCTGCGAGGCAATCTCACCACCTCCCCCGTGACCACCAATAAGTGCATTCGGGCGGCTGACCCCAAGGGCTGGGTTGGGACCACTCTTCCATTTGCCGCCTTGTGGAATGGCATTGCCTACGGGAATGGCCGGTTTACTGCGGTGTGCGACGGTGCCTATGCGGTTTCCAGCACTGATGGCCTGAACTGGACGGTCATCAGGATGCCATCCACGCTCAACTGGACTTCCATTGCTTATGGGAATGGGACTTGGGTTGCTGTTGGTGGCCCATCGGCAGTATCTGCCATCTCGTCTGACGGCCTGACATGGACCAAGGTCACGCTGCCAGTTTCCGCAACTTGGACCAGCGTGACCTACGGCAACGGCAGGTTCCTCATGTCCAGCACAACGGGCGTGTCCCTCTACTCCAAGTAGGTGAATTGTGTATTCGGCCTTCGACGCTTTGAGCTACCTGATGGACTCTGTGGGCGGCGGCGCACAGGATCAGGAACATCGTGTACTTAGGCAGGCCCTCTTCTCTGCCTACCGGGACCTTGTGTCTGTCAGGGACTGGCGGTGGTATCAGGCCGAGGAGCAGATCGACATTTGCGGTCAGGACACAATCTCTCGGCATACCCTGCCGTGGGGTGTCACCTCTGTTGATTCATTCATGCTGCCCCAGACTGGGGTCATTGCTGAGTACCTGCGGCCCACTGAGTTTAACCGGCTGATTCACTTGCAGTTCCGTGGGTTTGCCCGCATTGCTTGGACGGTCATGCCTTCCACTCAGGTTCCCGATAGGTATGACCTCGTTGTCTATAACGGCTGGGCATCTGATAGCTGTGTTTCGGTCACATATCGCCGCCGCCCCCGTGACCTTCGCTTCACTGGATGGGAGCCGCAGACCAGAAACGGCACGATCTCTTGGACTGACAAGGAGGTCATGGGTGACGGCACCACCTTCACCAACCTGATGATTGGGTCTGTACTCCGAGTGAGTGCTGACCCCGCTCGCCACCCCGAATCACTTACCGGAATGAACGCTTACTCCGACGAGGGGCTCATCTACGGTGTGGCCAATACCGGCAAGCTCTACGCCTACTCCCCGGCTGGCAAGATGGCTTACCCAGAGGGGACCAAGTTCGCAGTGACCGACTACTTGGACTTGGCACCCGGGATGTACACGGCCCTTTTATCTGGAGCCGAGGTCTGGCTGGCAAGGTTGATGGGCAAGAATATCGAAGGGGCCACGGGCATCTACGGCAGAGATTTGCGAATGGCTTTTGAGAGTGATGCCATCGCGGTCCTCTCTGGCCAAAGGAACGGCGGCGGTGGCCACGCTGGTGGCGGGGGTTATTACGCGCTCTGGTATCTCCGACCGGGTGTGGATCAAGGCACTGAGTGCTGCACAACCGGCGGGCCCAATGCCAATGGCACTTGCTGCATCCCCCCGGAGATCAACGGCGGGTCCTCCAGCACGGCTTACGATAGCTGCGGGAATCCTATCTAATGAAAATCTCCAAGTGGCTTGGGTGGGTCCCAGCCTTTTCCAGATACTTGCTCCCTCCCGGCGGTGCCGTCGAGCAGGTCAATCTGCATACTCTCATTGCGGGGCAGCTTACCTGCCGACATGGCTCCAAGAAGGTTGCCAAGACCAGCAGCAGAATGCTCTCCCTGTGGGGCCTGTCCGTAGGGCCAACCAAGGACGATGTGGTTCTGGGGCACTCGGACACCGGCAGCATTGTGGAGTTCAATGGCGGGACCGAGAAGCTGCTTCTGGAAGGGGCCTTTACGGGCGAACACCCAGTCACATTTTCCCAAGGCCGCAGGGGCGAGGTATATGCCTACCAAGGCTACGGGAAGCGTGGCCTAGTCAGGGACGCAGACGGCAAGGTCAGGCCGGTAGGTCTTGATGCCCCTGCCGACAAGCCTGCCATCGCTATCGACTCTAGCCCCAGCTACTACGTCGCCCGAATTGACATCACCGACGCTGGCAACGGCTACAACCTGCCTCCAACAGTCTCCATTGCCGCCCCTCCCGCAGGAGGCAGGCAGGCTGTTGCCCTGTCCCGCATAGCAGATGCTCAAGTTTCTGCCATTACCGTCAGCGATGGTGGTGCTGGGTATGACAAAGTGCCATGCGTCACACTCACCGACACTCCCAACGGACCAGCCACTGGGACTGGTGCGGCTGCCACCCTAGAGCTTGAGGACGGCCATGCCGAGGGTGACCCAGACACGGGCATTGTGTGGTTTGAGATTTCCGAACTGCCCACCTACTTCTGGCTCTGCCTTAATGAGTATGAGCGAGAAGGCAACGGCTACATCGTGCCGGTCACTGGTGGGTCTGGCACAGGCGCAAAGGCAATCTTTTTCTTTGATTCCCTCTACAACGGCAACTGCTACAAGCAAGATTCTGACGGCACAGACCTGACGGATCAGGGGGTCAGGGTGCAGGTGTACGATTTCGGCTCTGGCTATAAGGCGGGCGAAGAAGTTGTAGCCACTCTCCACACGGCAGCCGCATGGCAAGCTGGTGCTGGGGTAGTCACAGGGCCTCGCTGCGACACTACCCAAGAGTGCCAAGTGCGGGCCAAGGGGTACACCCTATATGACCCAAAGGCCCCCGACCAACTGACCATCATCAATGACAATCCGTACAAGCAGCGGAAAATCAAGACAACCATAACCAACGGTGGCTCTGGCTACCTCACCCCTCCAACCTTCACCACTGAAGACGGGGATGTGGTTGAAACCGAGATCAACTGCGACGGTGCGGTCACTGAACTTAAGCTGCAAGAGCCCAACAAGCTCTACCTGTTCCCACCCAAAGTCTTAGACACGAACGGGGATGTGGGTGGTGCTAGGGCTCTGGCTATTGTTCGCCCGAACTTCCGAGGCAAGTATCAGGCATATATCCGGTTCGTGAATGACACGGTGACCAAGGAGCAGGGCGGGCCGCTTTACAGCAATCTCTCCCCGGTCAACGAAGTGGATGCCGGTCAGGTGGCCAGCAAGCTGACATGGACGCTGCCGCTCACGGGCCCGCCCTCGACCACTCACGTTGAGCTATGGCGGTCTACGGCAGATCAGGCAACCACCTTGTTCCGCGTGGCCAAGCTACCCATTGGCACTGCCAGTTACACCGACACTATCCATGACGGTGACCTGATTGATGCCAAAAGGACGGACTACGAGGCACAGTCAATCCTGCTGTCCGATGGCCGCCTGAACCTGAACAAGTACGGCATTGCCAGCGACGGGTTTGCGGTTGGCACTGTGTTTCAGGATCGGTCTTTCCTAGGGGTGGACACCACCGGGAAGAGGCCGAACACCCTGCTCTACAGCGAGGCCGACAAGCCCGAGGCTGTTCCTGAGATCAACGAACTGGTTCTCCAGCAGAACGTGAGGGACTCGGACTACATCACTGCCCTTGCGCCGTTTGCCGGGGCCCTCATGGTGTTCCAAACCCATCACTGCTACCGGCTCAACTTTGTCGCTAGGCCCGAGATCGACGCTACCGTGTCTCTGGTTGCCTACCGGGGGTGCATTGGGCAACGCTGTTGGGATGTCTGGCTGGGCGATATGTATGTGCTGGACGAAACTGGGTTCTACAAGATGGACTCACAGGGCGGGGCGGAAGATGTGTCCGATGCCATTGCCACGCTGTTTCGTGCCAACACCGACCCCCTAGTGCAGACCATCGACTTCACGAAGAAAGAGTGGTTCTTCCTCCACTGCGATAGGGCTCTAGGCATAATCCGAATCCATGTCTCTTTCACGGGAGATCAGGGCAAGTTCCCCACAAGGCAGATCGTCTATGACCCAGACACCAAGACCTTCTGGCTAGAGTCTTACCCCTATGTGTTTAGTGCTACGGCGGCTGCCCGTGCCAACCAAGACCTGCACACGGTCATTGCCAGCGAATCTGACCTGCACGTTCTTGGGCAGGGTCTGACCGACGATGGCCAGCCTGTACCCTATGCCTTCCGCACGGGCAACATGGCCTACGAAACTGACGAGACTGCCAAGACGGGTGGGCAGCAGGGTAGCCGCAATGTATCTGTGATCTACAAGCCAACCACAGATAGCTGCTTGCTGAAACTGGCCAATTACTACAACGGCAGTAACACGCCACGCTCCAATGTAGCTATCAGGGACCGAGGGGTAGGCTTCGTCCACCAAACTGACGAGCCTGCCGCTACCGTGGACATGATTGCCCTGCCCCACCAAGAGGCCGAGAGCCATGGGGTAGCCCGCGCGTTGTTCGCCGGGAAGACAATCACCGACTTCTACGGCTCAGACAGTCATGTTTCCATTCGGCTTTACGGGCAGCAAGACAACTCGCCTGTTATACTCCATGAACTTGCCGTCAATGGAGTACAGGACAATGGAAAGTGACTTTGACCAGAAGGTTGCAGCATTGAGGGGTAAGGTTCCTGCCAAGAAGGTCATCCGAAAGAAGAAGTCCGACTGCACCCCCGAAGAGTGGGCTGGGAACCTGAACTATTACGCAGCCAGATACGCAGCAAACCCAGAGCCTCATCGCCAAAGAGCATCGGCTTGGGCAAAAGACAACAGGGAAAAGAATAGAGTCAGGCAGCGGCGGCAACGTGACGCTGACCGAGAGAAGTACAGAGAAATGCGCCGCGCCTACTACCGGAGCGATCTTCAGGTAACCGAGGCAATACGGGCAAGAAACAAGCGATGGAAGCAAAACAACAAGGAGAAGGCCCGCGAAAGCCATAGGATTTCGCTATCTGACCCTAGCAGAAAGCTGGCGGCAGACCTTCGCATTCGCCTGAACGTGGCTGTTAAGGGCGGGGTCAAGCAGGGCTCTGCCGTACATGATCTCGGCTGCACAATTGCCGAACTCTGGGATCATCTTGAGTCCAAGTTCCAGCCGGGAATGACTAGAGAGAACAGGGGAAAGGTGTGGGTGATAGACCACATGTACCCACTGTCAAAGGCTAACCTGATTGGCAGCCGGACAGAGTTCTTGGCGGCAAACAACTGGAGGAATCTCCAGCCGCTTACTAAAGCACAAAACATGGAAAAGGGGAACAGGGTAACCCCCGAGGCCCAAGTCCTATTTGACCAGTTGTGTGCCGAGTTCAGGGAGCAAGTGGCGGCATGAGCTTTTCTAAGGCAATCAATGACATCAGTCTCTTGCTCACCCAAGGCGGCACCCCGGCGGCACACAGCCAAGACATTGCCGCCCGGTTAGTCAACGCTCTGGAAGGCTATTACGACTTCCGAGAAAGCCAAAAAGGCAACAGTGCTGTAACTGACTCTTCGTCAGACTCCTCTGCCTTCAGGCGGGCTTTCTCTCCCCCTGAATCCAACCCCGGTGGCATAGCTGGTGCTGATGGCTCCGATGGACTAGGGGCTTATGCGTGGGCCGTGGGCAAGGATGGTAAGGATGGGGTTGATGGCGACGGCACTACCCTCAATGACTACCGCAGATATGAGACATTCAACGTAGGCGGCGGTGGTGGTGGCGGGCTCGACATCCGGTCAGTGAACTGCATGGACCTGAAGGCCAAGCTCAAGTCCTGCGGAATTGAAACCGGGGGCGACTGCGACTGCTCGCAAAATCTGGAGTGCCCGCCGGGGTCGGGGATCGTTCGCGGACAAAACATCTGTAATGTCCTAGACGATCACGCCAGACAGCTAAAGAAAATCAGAGAGCGGCTGGACAAGATTGAAAAGATGCTTGAAGAAGCGGTCGATTGCCCATGAGTAAGCTGCTCAAGAAAGACGGCAAACTTGCCAAGCAGGGTGGCAAACTGGTTGTCACCGACGATCCTGCCAAGTGCCCGTGCTGCAATCCCATCGACTGCACTTGTGCCGATTCCAGCAACTTGCACATCAATGCCAACACTGACTTCTCTGATATGGACAACCCCAAGGTTGCCTATCTGATCGACTGGAGCCCTCCCGACACCTGCAACGAGAGCGACTTTGACTTTGATATTGAGTACCGAGACAAGGACGGAAACAAAACTGGCGGCACCACCCAGCCAGCCACGAAAGGCCAGACTCAGGGCAGCGTGACCATGCCGGGTTTCCCCGGGCTCTGCTCCCAGCCAGAGGGTCAGATTCACTCGGTGGCCGTCAGGCTGGTGCCCCGCAGTGCTTCATGCCAGCCGGGAGACTGGGTGGAAGCTGGCGTTATGGGGGCAGACTACGAGAGCAATTGCCCGCCGCCACCCCCATGCCAGCCTGCCCCCGATTGCCAAGATGCCTTTGTCTCTAAAGCTCAGTGCAACGGCAAGGAAGAAGCGTGGGTCAATTGTTCCAACAACGACTGCACTGCCAACGACTTTCAAGAAGCCAAGTGCCTTGAGGGCCTGCCAGAGGCATTGGAGTCGCAGGGCTGGAACGTGGTTGTGCGGAACGAGCAGTGCTGCGAGTGCGGCCCGACTGGGCCAGAAGACGGCACCCAGTTGATGAATGTATTCGCTTGCTGCGAAGGCACCGTAGACGGCCTTGTTGCCAACTTCATTTACATACCCCGCAACGAAGACGATCCCTGCCAGTGGTGTACTGGCCTGTCTGGGGTTGAGGCAACATTCAAAGACGGAAAGCCGGTCTGGTCTATCCAGCGTTGCACCCCGCCGCAACCCTGCGGTGATTGCGTTCCAATACCCGAAATGACCGACCTCAAGCTAGAGGTCAGGGGAGAACCCGGCAAGGAGGAGGTATGCGTTTTAGCGACCGCCCAGTGGACTCCACCCGATGGCTGCTATGCGTCCGATCAGGAAGCGCGAGATAAGGTCAGCATTGTCTTTGAGTTTCTCGACAAAGACCGCGAGGTGATCCAAAGCATTGGAGGCCCCGCAAACATTGGTGAGAACATCGTTGGCTATTGCAGCTCCTTAGTTCCGGCGTGTGACCCCTCCTCCCCGAAGGCAGAGTTCGCCAGAGCGAAGGCGGTATCCGATGAATGCGAGAGTGAGTGGTCGCGTGAATTTGGACTGCCGGGTGGATCGGCCTCTTGGGAGGACATCTGCAAGCCGCCGCAGCCCGATGGCTACATTTGTCAGGGGCCGTTCTCGCAAATCTGGGAGTGTGCCCCGTGCAACGAGTGCGCGGGCCAGCCGGAAGTCTACGCCACGATGGAGGAGTGCCAAGCTGCCTGCAAGCCGCCCGACCCGCGATGCTTGCCGCCCGCAATATGCACATGGTCGCCACCTGATTGCGGTGGTGAGTGCTGGCTGGATGCCGTATGGGATGACTCAGACCCATTGCCCCCAGCCTATTGTGCGTCCCGTCCGTATGACTGCACAAGCAAGTCGGCTTGCGAAGCATGGGTACAGGCCAACCCGAATCCTCCCTGCGTGGGGCGACAAGAGGAGAACCCCCTCCCATGACCACCTGCGACAAGAGGTTCCTGATAGCCCGCTGCCAAGAAAGGGGCTACTCCCTAGCGGAAGTCATGCCCTGCGTAGTCAGGCAGATAGACAAAGACCTGTGGGTGATAGACGAAACCCACCCCAGCTACCCCCATTCCCGGGAGCCCAAGCCGCCCCGGTGTCTGGCAGGCACGGAACTCAAGAAGCTCCTCAAGCGAGTCGGCATTGAGGCTACCCCAAACTGTAGCTGTAACTCTAGGGCAGCCATGATGGACAGCATGGGATGCCCATGGGTTAGGGAGAACATTGATCTAGTGACTAGCTGGCTAGAGGAAGAGTCCAAGAAGCGGGGCCTGCCTTTTATCAGGATGGCTGGCAAGGCATTGGTCATGACTGCGGTCAAGCTGGCTGAGAGAAAAGCCCATGTCGTGCCCGGGAGGTAGTCGGTACATAAATGAGATAGAAGGGCTCACTCATGGCTTTCAATTACGGCTTGGCAATGCGGTCGCAGGGCGTTAACCCGTCCATGTATGACAGCAACCCCAAAAAAGCCCGCCAAATGATGATTGAGGACTTTGAGTCCCGATGGGGCAAGGACCCAGCCGCATTCCAGAAAGAGATGATCCGGCAGGCCCAGCTAGAACGAAATGGCAATTCCGGCAACGCCGCCCCGGAAGACCAGCCCAAACAAGAGCAGCCCCAGCAGGCACCCCAGCAGGCTCGTCAGGGCATCGGGAACGCAATGGGTGATGCCCCCATTCAGCTTCCCGGCATGAATCCAGCCGCCCACTTTGCCGCTCATGGAAACATGATTGCCGCCACCAACAGAGCGTGGTCGAGGGAAATGGACTCCCGTCGAGAGCAAGCAGCGGCCGCGCAGGCTAATCAGCACGAATACCAGATGGAAATGCTGAAGCAGCAGGGCCGTCAACAGGCCGAGCAGCAGCAAGACCAGCAAGGTCAGCAGGCTAGCCAGCTTGACCAAATCCGAAAAGCCAGAAACAGGAGCCTGCTTGGTGCTGCCGGTCTGGGTGGCCACACCATCAAGTCGGGGCCGGGTGGAACAAAGGTAACGCCGCACCAGTTTGGCAACAGTCCGTTCGCCAGCGCACTTCTTGGTGACTAATGCCAGCTTTCTCAGCAACACCACCGGGCACACCAAAGTCCAACGTCTCGACCAATGGGCAGGCTGTCAACACTGGCAGCTTGCTGTCTGGGCTGACCGCAGAGTCAGGGGTGAAGGCCAACACTGGAACAGCTACCGGCGACAGGGCAGTGCAAGACTTCGCAAAAGGCCAGCTATACCAGAATCAAGCCAACATGCAGAGAGGCCTTGCTACCCAGAACGCCAAGACCAACACAGAACGAGTGCGGCAAGGCGAGCAGATGGCTCAGGCTTGGAATCAGGCCCAAATGGCTCAGTACCAAAGCCTGTCCCAGCAGCGATCTCAGCAGACCTCGCTTGCCCAGAAGCTGCTTGAAGAACGGA